ATTATTGAATTAGTTGTTCGCAAAGAAGTCAAAAAACAACTGAGTGAGATATTTATTAATGAAGAAAAAGAAATCAAATTAGCAGAAACGATTTCTACATCTAAACCTAAAAAGGTTATCAATAAACCTAAAAAACAATACACAAAAGACAAAGCGTTGAACGAGGTATTGAACAACACTAAACCATTAGGAACACCAATGGAAGATGAATATCCAACATTGGGCGGTGGTGTATTAGGAAGTGATAATATGGCAGAAGTACTAGGATACGGAGATTTAGGTAGAGGTCAAAATAAAGAAAAAGCACGAGAAATGGCAGCAGTTGATACAATCAAGAAAGCAGGTGTTTCAGTAGACCAAGTTCCTGAAGATGTTCAAAACGCACTAACTCGTGATTATTCTGGTTTGATGAAAGCAATGGATAAAAAGAAAAAAGGCGAAAGTGGGTTTAGACCATAATGGCAAGAAGTGTAAGAGAAATAGATAGAAATGACGACAAGTATGTTGGAATAAGATTTCCATTGGGATATAGTCCTGAAGGTTTTTTTTATAAAACAAAAACCGTATTAGAACAATCAAAAGCAAATCTTAGAAACTTATTGTTGACCACACCAGGTGAAAGAATATTTCAACCTGACTTCGGTTGTAATTTAAAAAATCTTGTTTTTGAACAAAGAGTAAATTTAGATGAGGAAATTAATTCTACTATCAGAGTATCTACTGAAAAGTTTTTACCTTATATTAATATAAACAATGTATTTACTATACAAGAACAAAATCAAGTCAATATACAAGTGGAGTTTTCAGTTTCGTTGAACCCACAAGATATCGAAATATTAAATTTTGACTTTAGAATTGGAGAGCAATAATGGCCGACTACGCAACAAACAAAAGAGCAATAAAAAAAGAAGTAAATTATATTGGTAGAGATTTTGCCGATATAAGAGAAAATTTAATTGAGTTTGCGAAAACTTATTTCCCAAATCAATACAATGATTTCAATGAAGCATCACCAGGTATGATGTTTGTTGAAATGGCTGCTTATGTTGGTGATGTGTTGAATTACTATGTTGATAATCAATTTAGAGAAACACTTTTACAATTTTCAGAAGAAAGAAAAAATGTTTTATCAATAGCACAATCATATGGGTATAAACCAAGATTAGCAACACCTGCTATGGTAGAATTAACTTTTAGTATTGATGTTCCGGCAAAGTCAGATGGAGACGATGGATTTATTCCTGATTTAGATTTTGCAGGAAAAATTCAATCAAACTCTACCGTATTATCAAACAACGGAACGGAGTTTACTATATTAGATGATGTTGATTTCAAAGTGTCAAGTTCATTAGATACTATGGAAATAACAATGTTACAACCTTCATCAGGAACAGACCCTACTAATTTTAGACTTACTAAAAAAGGTATGGCTCAATCTGGGGTTAGAGAGGAAGAAGAATTTGCTTTCACTAACGCAATTGAATTTGATAAATTAGTTTTGTCAAAGGAAAAAGTTACATCAATCGTAGATGTAAGAGATAGTCAAGACAACAAATACTATGAGGTCCCATTTTTAGCACAAGACACAGTATTTGAAGATGAAGAGAATTCAACTCTTAATGACCCTGAATTAGCAGAGTTTAAAAATGATACACCTTATTTGTTAAAACTTATCAAGACTGCTAGAAGATTTACAACAAGAGTTCGTAGTGATAATAAAATGGAATTACTATTTGGCTCCGGGGTTAGTGATAACGCTGATGAGGAACTAATTCCAAATCCAGATAATGTTGGTTCCAGATTAGGTTTTGGTGTGTCAAGGTTAGATGATTCGATTGACCCAAGTAATTTTTTAAAAACAAGAACATTTGGATTAGCACCAAGTAATACAACACTTACCGTAACTTACAATTATGGTGGAGCAGTAGAACATAATGTTCCTACAAATACTATTCAATCATTCAATAGATTAACTTATACGAATTCAACAACAGGTTTAAATCTTACCACATTAGCAGAAGTAGAAGATAGTCTTGTGGTAAATAATGAAGAACCTGCGTCAGGTGGTGCTTCAATAGAAACCATTACAGAAATAAAAGAAAATGCAGCAGCCTACTTCAATGCACAAAATAGAGCGGTAACAAAAGCAGATTATATAACAAGAGTTTATTCATTACCACATAAATACGGAAATGTAGCAAAAGCATATATCGTTCAAGATGAACAATTAGAAGCGGTTGGACAATTACAAGTTATTGACGGAGAAGTTGTTGATACCAGGGGAACGGAAGAAGTTCTTAACCCACTCGCATTGAATATGTATTTATTAGGTTATGATTCAAATAAAAATTTAACTAGATTAAATAGAGCAGTAAAACAAAACATTAAAACATATCTTTCACAATACAGAATATTAACAGATGCTATAAATATCAAAGACGGATATGTTATTAATATTTGTGTAAAGTATGATATTATCACAAAACGAGGATATAATAAAAATGATGTTTTACTTAGAACACTACAAAAAGTAAAAGAGTTTTTCCAAATTGAAAAATGGCAAATAAATCAACCAATTGTATTGAGTGATTTAGCATACCAAATTTCTACTTGTGAGGGAGTGGTATCATTAGTTCCACCACAAACTAACAATCCAAACAATGATTTAATTTTAATTGAAAACAAACATTTGGTTGCAGATGGATATAGTGGTAATGTGTACGATATAAATTCTGCAAGTAAAAATGGAATTATATATACTTCATTAGACCCAAGTATATTTGAACTTAAATTCCCTGATAGTGATATCGAGGGTAGAGTAGTAGGAGATAGATAATGCATTATTTTGAATTCGGTAAAAGAGACACAACACTTTATTCAGGTGGTACAACCGCATCAAGAAATACAGGTTTAGATGAAATATTAGAAATAAATAAAGTTGTAAACAATAATGGTACGGTAGCAAATGTATCAAGAATATTGATTGACTTTGATTTAACATATATTTCACAATCAATACAAGACGGAAAAATACCTTCTACTGCAAAATATTATTTAAATTTATATGACGCAACATCAGAAGAAGTTGAAGCAGAACAACCACTACACATTTATATGGTTAGTGGTAGTTGGAAACAAGGAACAGGAAAACTTGACCACGACCCCGTAACAGATGACGGAGCAACTTATCAATATAGAGACCACCAAGCAGAAACACCTTGGGTAACAGGTTCAGTATTGACAGACGGAGGTGCTTGGTTTACGGCAAGTTCAGGTCAATATGAAGTATCAACTTCTTATGATATAACATTTGATAGACGAGATGTTAGAGCAAATGTAACTGACTTGGTAAATAACTTTATATACTCATCTTCCGATTATCCTAACAATGGATTTATAATTAAAAGAGAAGATAGTGGTTCTCACGGAGACCACCCAAGTTCGTCAATGTTTGATTTCAACACAGGACAAGAGGGTGATAGTTCAAGATTAGGAAATCTAAAATATTTTTCTCGTGATACACACACAATCTATCCACCTAAGTTAGAAGTAGTTTGGGACGATAGTTCTTTTTCAACAGGAAGTTTATCACCATTAACAACAACAGATTTAGAAAGACTAAAAATATATTTCCAAAATTTAAGACAAGAATATAAAGAAAATTCAATTGTCAAATTTAGAATTGTTGGTAGAGAATTATACCCAACAACTGCATTTGACACCACACCAGCAGAACTAACAATTAAATATTTACCAAGTGCTTCGGTATTTTATGAAGTCAAAGACGCAGACACCGAAGAAGTAATCATACCTTATGGTACTGGTTCAAAAGTTAGTTGTGATTCAACAGGTAATTTCTTCCGAGTTCAAATGAACGGATTACAAGCAGAAAGAAATTACAGATTTGGATTTAAAGTTGTGAGTGGTAGTGGAACGACAGATGAACAAATTAACTTTTATGATGATAACTATGAATTTAGAGTGGTGAGATAATGCCTTATTTACCAAGTGAAGCAGCAAAAAAGTCAGAACTATATAGTAATATTTTAAATGGTGCTGAATTAGAATATCAAAGAGCCGTTGAGTTTTTGAAACAACAACAACAAATTTCAGGTTCAGTTGATGCTAACACACCATTAAGAGATGGTGACGGATTTTTAGTATCGTTTGAATCTGAAGAAGCGGGTATCGCATTAGAGGAACAATTTGAAGAAGTTCGTTTGGAAAACTCTCAATACTTTTTTGAAGGAGAAATGGATACTGAGTTCACATATTACTTTCAACCAGAAGAAGAAGATGATGAAGATGATGATGAAGATGTCGGAACAGAAGAAGTATCTGATGAAGAAGTAGAATTCCAAATGACAAAACGAGATAACTTAATTCAAGTTATGAATGTTTACTTTAATGACACATATACGCCAGAAATATCAACAGACAAACTACACTCATTATTAAATAAATTTTTTAAAATCGAGGGACCCAAAGGTGGTAAAAATGCTGATGGTTGGGTAAAGTTTAGGCAAGATAAAATCAAAGTAGAAAAATTCAGAAAGAAAGGTAAAAAGAAAAGACCAGGTGGAAGTGGTAGACCAAGAGCTAACTTTAGAGATTTAAAAAGAGATTTAAACGGATACCACTATGATGATGTAATTAACAAACAATTATATCACACAAGACGAGGACAACAAATTTGGTTGGAGTTAGGATTTCCATATCAAAGAGATGAAAGATAATGGCATTAGAAT